ATGTAGGGGCTAATCGTAGCAAAGTTAGCACCTGGAAGAACAACGGGATCACCAGAGAAAATACTATTCGTTGGTGTACCAGTTTGTCCAGTCGAAGTCAACGCAATGGTATCAGTAACAGCTTCGTTATTGTAACCGCCACCTTTTTTGCGAGCGGGAATGAAACCACGAAATGCTTTAGTAGTAGACATGTTTCATCTCCTTAGTTAATAGAAGTCAGTCCTGAAAAGAGGTCTGTCTTCCTTTTGTTGTGACAGAGCGACTAGAATTAGTTACAGGCATGTTAGCTAAACGAGAATCAGAATTACCCATCAGTTGATGATTAACAGCATCCATCATATCGTTAGCTTTCTTTTCATAGTATTTATTCCTAGCCGCAGCTTTTTTGGATGGCATTTTAGCTAGAGCAAGATCAGCCCTATTTACTGTGCCTTCATACCGTCCACCCTCCCTCACGAAAGAGGTAGTAGCCAATTCAGGTACTTCTTCAGGAGAAACAAACACCCAGCCTTCTTGCTGACGCTTGCCTACGTTTGTGTAGTCATCTTGGCCGTTAAAGGAGACTCGTATCCAACGTAGAGTCAAACCCTCTGATGAGAAGCGTTCTTGTACAGCTTCTGGAATTTCTAGAGCATTTGGCTCTTCAAACGACCATTCTTCTTCTCGTTCTAAATTTTCTCTTTGATTACTATTACGTGATTCATTTCGTGTCATAATTCTCTCCCACGCTTATATTACGTTAGTGTACTCACCATCAGCGGTTGTTACTTTTAACTTTTCTGCGGCGTACTGTTCAAGAGGTATACCCCATTTGTTCGCAAGTCTTACGTCTTCTTTCGAAAGTTTAACTTTTGAACTAGAGTTCCGAGACGAGCGTGAAGCCCCTGAAACCACTTGAGAAGGTTGAGTCGTGTTTTCCTCCACACGGACTGAAGAGTTTCCAAAAGCTTTTGCCAAGCGTTTGTCAATTTCTTCGTAAAATTCATTATCATTTGGATCATATCCTTCTGATTTTAATTCTGCATCAAGAGCCAAAGCGGCAGCAGTCTTAATAGTATCTTCTCCAAACCAGTCGTTTTGTTCTGCCCACTCTTGGGCTTTAACATCAACAGCAGTAGTTTGAGGTTGCTGTTGAACTTGTGGTTCTGGTTGTTCTTCAAGTTCTTGCTGTTGTCTTGCTGTATTTACTTTCATACGTTGAAGCAACTTTAAGTCTGCTTGTGCATTATTTAATGTTTCTTGTGCCTCTAATACTTTTTCTTTTTCTCCACTATCGAAAGCTTCAAGGTAAGCTTCTTTAGCCATCTTAATAGTTTTTTCTAATGATTGCTCATTAGCATTTAAACTATTGCTAGTAATAGAAACAACTTCTTTATCTTTCTTACTCAAGTTATTTTTAAGTTCTTCATTCTGAGCAAGAAGAGTTTGAATGGTTTCTTCTCGTTCTTTACGCTGACGAACTAGCTGACGTATTCTTTTCTCAGCACCTTTTGTTTCTATACCCTCTAATTCTTTAGGAGCTTCTTCATCTTGAGGCTCTTCTTTAACTTCTTCTTCAGGTTCTTCTACTTGAACCACTTCTACTTTTTGTTCTTCTTCTTCAAGTTCAAATTCAATTTGTTGTTCTTCTTGAGGTTTTGCAGTTGTATCCACTTCACCCCAACCATCATTTTCGTTATTCATTACTTTACTCCGTTGCTAACGACACAAACGTGTTTTACGTTATACTACTATTATACCATATAAATGTTGTTTTCCCAAATCACGCAGAACCTTTTGTTAAATTAAATGTAGGATCAAGGTCTTTAGGATCTTCTACTTGCATAACAATCTGGTCATCAAATAGAAGAATTAGTCGAACGCCTTTGTAAACCATCTTAGTTCCAGTGTGTTTACCATAGCATACATAGTCTCCTACCTTACACCAAGGACCATTAGGAAACTTTTCTTTCTCTGCATAGGCTAGATCACCAAGAGCAATAACTTGTCCTACAGTTGTAAGATAAGACATGTCTTCTTTGGTTGAGTCTGGAATAAAGATTCCACCTTTAGTTTGACTCTTAACAGATATTGGACGAACAAGGACATGATATCCTGGTAGTTCTGGTAGTGGCGAAGGATCAGGAACATCCTCTTTATCTGTAATCCACAAATCATTTTTAACCGCCCCACCCATAGCTACTTGTTGCATTTATTTAGTCATCCTCCATGTGTAATCGTTTTTTAACGATATCTCTTAAATTATCTCTGGCCCATTCGATACCGTGAATTGAACCAACTATTTGTCTGTAGTGGCAGAAGTCTTCTGCAATACCTGCACCAAGAGTACTTCTTAGTCTGTCTATCTCTTGATTAAGCTCTACCCCAATTTCATCCCAGATTTCCATTACTTACTTTTTTTAGAATCCGAAACTTTCCAAGAACTTTCGTCCCACTTATTAAGTGCGCTACGAATATTACGACCACCCGTAATGTCTTGTTTGTAAGGATCACCAAAACTTTTATCAGTATCCTTTACATGAGACGGATAGCCTTTACCCTTCTGCATCATTTCTCATCTCCTTAAATTGACTGTCTGCTAGTTTAATTAAATTCTCAAGTGCAGCTTGATCCATCTCCTTGTCATCGTCTTGTTGTTTCTTTAACATGTCAACAAGAACTTTAACATACTCTTTCTTATCTGCTAGATCAAGTTTACCTTCTTCTATCTGTAGTTTAGTTTGTAGTTCAGCTTCTTTGATTGCTTCTTTAGATACTCTATTTTCTTCAGCCTGTTCTTCTCTAGACTTAGACTGTGCTGTAGCTTTAAGCATATCTATGATCTGACCAGTTTCTTTCATCTCAAGTTCTTTATTCTTTAACTCAAGTTCTGCTGCATCAGATGCTGTTTGTGATTGTATCTTTGCTTGTTCAAGCTGTACCTTTTGTTGTTCAAGAGCAACAAGCTGTTGTTCTGGTGACTGTGCCTGACCAGCAGCCATGTTAGCGTTCATTACTTGTTGTGCTGCTTGTGCCAGTGCCATCTCTGTAGCAGCAGGTGTAACCTGAGAAGGATCAACCTGTTGAAGCATTTGTTGTGCTACACCATTCATTTGCTCTTGATATTTCATTACTGAGTGTTCTTGTACGTTAGCCTGTAAGATAGGAGCAATACGTTGCATGATAGGATTACCACCATTAGCAGGGTCTTGCATGTAAGCCATCTTTACCTGTATATGAGCATCATGATTCTGTCCAGCAAAGGCACCAATAGGTAATCCTTTTGTTGCTGCCATTATATCAGAGACAGGATCAAGTGGCTGTGCTGTAATCTTTGGTGGAATAATATCATCTACGTTTGGCATATTCGTGGCATTAAGAATTGTACGATTTAGTTCTTCCATATTAAACATACCAGGAGGAGACTGTTGTGCCATCTGTAGAACCATGTTAGCCATCATCATACGATGTGCATTGCTAGGTATATTAGGATCGGAGACAGGAATAATATCTACACGACCATCAAAGTCAGACTTAAAGATGTTACGACTTTCAAATGGAACGTCATATGGATACTCACCTGGAAGATAGTCATAGTCAATCCTAGCAAGGATTCTAAATTCATCTCGTTGTGACTTGTGTATTCTTTTATGAATAGCACTAAAGAACTTACTAGATGCTTCTAGCAGGGCCATTGTTGTTCCAACGGGTCCATAGGAGGCAGCATCAGAAATAACTTGTTCTGTGCTATCCGCAAACTTCTGACCAGCAGCAGTTACGAAATTCAACATCTGGAATAGAACAGAGGAAGGCTCTTTATAAGGAAGGGGAATAATAGCCTTTGATAAATCTACACCAGTTGCTTCAACCTCCTTGAACTCGCCAGGAGATATAGGTTCGTTGTCGCCAACAATCCGTATCCCCTTTGACTTAAACCCTCCAGGTAAATTTGCAAATTGCCCTGCGTCTATTAATGATCTCATTGCGGCAGTAGCACTCATAGTCAAATTACCCAAGAAGTGAATAAGTCCAAGTCCGTAGAATCCAAAACCAGGAACAAACCTATAATGCACAAAGTGGCTTATCTTCTCTTTGCTCTTGTCATCTTGTTTATAGTTTCTACGAATACTTAAAACTTTTCTAGAATCTTTTTCTACCGTAACAATATACGGGCAGGATTCTTCTTCTCCTTCGATGTCTAGATAGCAGTGTTGTTCAAGAAGAACATATTGTGGATCGTTATCGTAGTCGGGAGACAATCCAATAATTGTATCCATCTTTTCACTAAAGCCCGTTACAGGATTAGAAGATGGTGTTACTAGTTCTGTATCCATGTAGATACCTGCATTGATATCTTTATTCATTTCTACAAGACTACGATAGATTACATGTGTGTAGCGTTCTGCATTGGATAGATCAGAAGCATAGTAAGACACATAGAACTGGTCAATAGGAATAAACTCTGAACGTGGACGCTTAACCGTAGCATCATAGTACATCTTTTTAAAAGCAGACCCAATCAGTGGAAGATGGAATAGCATCCGCTCAAACTCTTCAAAGTATTCAGGCATCTGCTCCGTAAGCTGATAGTTCATAAAGTTCTGAACCCTGTTGGCCTGTTGTTCTTTCTCTGTGGTTGAGTCACCTAGTATCTGTGCTTTGATAGGACCATTGGAGGGAAAGAGTTCACCTGAAGCTTTTGATTGGAACTTAACAGCCGACTCAATCAATAGTGGGTGAACCGCTGTACATGCACCTTCAAATGGTTCTGTGCCTTGCTGTAGTTTAAGACCTAGTAATTCAAAGCCTCTTTCAAACATAGCTTCCCACTCAGAACGGGAATCTTTATCTGCTTCGTAGTTTTCAAGAACAGTCTCTGCAATTTCTTCTAGCTCTTCTTCACTCATGTCTTCAGCTAGGTTGCCGTACCATTCAGCTACTTCTTCATCTGCTTCCATCTCTGTAGCACCAGAGAGGTCTACAATAACACCACCATCATCTGCCACTTCAAATGTAGCAGGTATATCATTATCTTCCTGGTTGATAGGTACTATCTCTGCACCTTCTTGTGGAATCATATCATATGGATTTTTTTCTGTTGCCATTATACTAATGTCCTCAAGCCAGTTTGATTTAGAAGATAAGAATCAGGACCATATATATTTGTTATTGTTTGTTCTTCCGAAGGAGTAAACGGTAAAAGATTTCTAGGAAAGTATGGCTTATCTACTTCTTCTTCTTTATCTTCTTCATCGTCAGTTTTTTTTGTAGCTTCTTTTCTTTTCTTTGTTATAGCAGGTTCATTACCACTATCAGGAGCATCTGGCATAAAAGCATCATAAACATTACCACTTTCAGTAAGATTAAGTGTAGCTCCAGTTGGTGTTGTTATTGTACCAAGTACATTACTTCCTGTTAATCCACCAATTAAATTAGATGCTCCTGCTGCTTTACCTATAATACCAGGACCAAACATACCAAGACCAAAACCTACCATTTTTTCAGTATCAGTAGTTGGAGTAAAGCTTCCCCCATATTCTGCATATGCTTGTGCAAGGTCTTGGTCCCTTTCTTCATCTCTTGAGAAAGGATTTAAACTATCAAGATTTAAACTATCAATTAGATTATCAAAGAATCCTGGTTCCTCTTCAGTATCTGGTATACCTGTAAAGTCATCTATTTCTGCATCTTGTTTATCTCTTTCTTCGCCTTTCTTTTTAGCAAATGCTTGCGCCCTAGCATTAAAGGCATCGTTGTATTCTTGAATAGCATTTTGTACAGTACCTAACATACCACCATAACTATAACCGCCATAGAAACCATCTTCCATTGCTTGTCTACCACCAGGAGTAGATACTGATTGTGCTGTTGCTACTGTAGCTTCTTGGTTTGTCATTCCTTGATTTTTAAATTGAGTATATAAGTATTGTTCTTCTGGAGTAGGAAAACCATTTTTATTATAGTCAGCTACTTGATCTTGTACTCTAGCTTGAAGACTAAAAGCTTCAAGAGTAAGATCATCTTCTACATCAGGACCACCTAGTCCTTCATCAGAAAAACCTCTAAAGGTATCACCAAATTCTTGGTCTTCTTGATCATATTCTGCTATTCTTGCTGCATCTTGAATTGCAGTAAAAGTTTCACCAAATTCTTGGTCTTCTGCTGCATCTGCTGCATCTGCCATTGCTTGATCTGCTGCTGCCTCTGCTGCATCTGCTGCTGCTGATTCTTCAGCATCACTATATGATCCAAATCCCATATCATAAAACTCAGGAAGACCAGTTACAGGATTGATTGTACCAGAGCCACCTTCTTCCATGAGCATCTGTGCTTCTTGAGGATTGATGTGTGCTATCATGGTATCGCCATAGCGACCCTTAGAAGCTAGACCACCCATAGTCATGCCATCTAGGTCAGCCGCTAACTTTGCCATATAATCATTTGCCATAGTGATTCCCCAAGTTTAAACCTTGCTTCTATTATACCATAGTTTTGTCATTCTCACAAATGACTTTATACATTCCAGTAGGTTGCTCTCTTACTACGGGGTGCTTCTTCGTAGTCAGGATCATCGGGATGGGTAAGATGCCAGGACTCTTTCATGTAGTGAACAGCCATTGTTAAGGCATCCACTTGGTCATCATGGGCCGCATTGGGAAACCGTATAAGCTCCTCTACTAGATCATCTGCCCACTTCTTGTTCATTGGTATCCATACTCTACCTGACTCCATCATGGGTGTAGCAGCGTAGACCCTGGATACCTTATCTCTGTCTGGGTTGTATTCTAACACAGGTAAGCCAGACCTACGTAAGTCCTGTATGAGAGACTGGCCACTGGCTTTCTTTTCTACCATACACAGGTCAGGCTTATGCTGATTGTATAGTTTCTGTGAGAGCCGCCTTAGTTCAGGATATTCAAATCTACCTTTGATATTCCCAAGCAATATAAGATTAGATGCATAGTCCTCGTACCCGTCTTCGTCTTGATCATATAGGTGAAAGATACCCCATGTCTGTATAACACTGTAGTCTGCTGTGTTAGATGTAGAGAAGGCTGTATCAAATGTTTGTATTACAAAGTCACACGTAGGTGGCTCGTCATACTCCCAGTTCTGTAACCACTTCTTTTTTATGAGGCCACCCTCTTCAGGTGTGGGGTCTTGCATGTAAAGAGCGTTCCAGTAGCGGCTACCGTTTGATGCTTTGATTTCATTCTCGTCTACTTTCAAGACATGATCTGGTTTCCACTCAGGGAAATAGCTAGACCCTACAGGTAAGTCCAGTAGTTCTGATGCATCGTCATCAAGCCATGCAGGTATCTTAACAACATCCCAGGGTATTGTTTCATAGTCTGGCATGTTCTCTTGTTGTTTCAAGAGCCAGCCACACAGATCATCATAGTGGTATCTGGTATTGATTATGACAATAGACCCATTAGGCATGATACGTGTGCGTAGACCAGCAGGATACCACTCCTTGATAAACCTTCTACCTGCACTGGAGATAGCATCTTCTTCAGACATCGCATCATCTAGGATTGCTACATGCGCTCCTCGTCCTGCTATCTGTGATCTAACACCAGCCGCATAGTATGTTCCTTCATGGTTTGTCTTCCACTTACCTGCTGCTCGTACATCACTACGAAGTGCCACACCACGAAATACCTTTTGAAACATTTCCATATTAACAATATCTCTGACGGACCTACCGAAGTCACTAGCTAGTTGATCACTGTGTGATATAGTTAATAGTTCGTGTTTGGGGTTTCTACCTATGTACCATGCAGGGAATAGTTTGGAACAGACAACAGACTTTGATGAACGTGGTGGTAGGAAGACCATCAGTCTTTTTATTTCACCACTTTCTACCTGTTGTAGTTTCTCTGATATTATTTCTATGTGTCTTCCCATCTTAAAGTCAGACACAATAGTAGGGGCGACCAAACGTACAAAGGATAAGAAGTCATCATTACACTGTAGATCGTGACTGGGAAAC